ATGAATTTGTTACTGATGTCACATTTGATAAATTAATACTTTGGAGACCAGTCATACCTTCAAATAATGAATTTGGTACTGATGTCACACTTGATAAATTAATACTTTGGAGACCAGTCATACCTGCAAATAATGAATTTGGTACTGATGCCACACTTGATAAATTAATACTTTGGAGAGCAGTCAAACCTGTAAATAATGAATTTGTTACTGATGTCACACTTGATAAATTAATAGAAGTCAAAGCCACGCATCCACTGAATGTTGATGGATCAATCGATTCAAGTTTTGAAAGATTCACATTAATCAGACTCACATAATTGTTAAAATTTGTAAAACCGAGTGATGTGAGTGATTGTAAATTAATAGTTTGTAGATTACTCGTACATCCTGCTAGGTTTATAAGATAATTTAATGATGTTAATGATTGTAAATTAATAGTTTGTAAAGCAGAACAGTCCTGCAAAGTATAATCATTTATACCAAAAGAATCATTTGTACCAATACTATTCATTGAAAAATTTGTTAATCCAGTGCATCCACTGAATGCAAAATTGCCACATACAATACATGCATCAAATGATGCATGTGTTAAACTAGTGCTATTATAAAATGCCCAGTCAATTATACTTATAACTGTACTTATACTTACTTCAGTTAATGAAGTTAAATATGACAAAGCATTATTACCAATTGTTGTAACTATGCAATATGTACCACCACTACCTATTGAGTTTCCATTGCTGTCTAATTCAATATATCCATCTGTATTTAGATATATATGTTCTGTTATATTTATCTTTATTGGCGATGAACCTGTATAGCCGATTATTGTCGCATCATAGTTACCTTTATCATTCGAAGCAGTTGTGCATGTTAAAAAATAACTCATTATATTATTATTAGATATAATTTTATAGCTTATATTTTAATTGTTCAAAATCTAATTCTCCTATATCTGATATATTAAATCTAATACTACTAATTTTAAAATTTTTCATATATTGAATACTTAACATACTATTAGCTACAATATTTCCATCATAAAGTATAGAAAAAATATCATATAATTTTATATTTGTTCCAATCAACTCACCAAGAAATTTATTACAATCTATATTTTTGTCAGATAATGTGATTTTGTCAGATAATGTGATTTTACTTATCAGACACCTCATATCTTCTGCAGATTTTACTCGAGGGTATTTGCTAATATTAGTAGAAATATCATGACATTTATCCGATATATCACGATATCTTAGAGGATTATATATAAATGTTTTAAATTCTCTATTAGTTCCATAATAATCAATATAATATTTTTTGTTAGATTGATAGGTCAACCAATCAAATCCAAAACCAAATATATGTGTTAGATTAAGTAATAATATCATCAAATAACTTTTTTTGTATATATTGTTAGATTTATCAGCTACCATAATATTATGATATGGAATATATCTATTCCAACAATTTCTAACTATATTTTTTAAATATATTATAACTTGATTGATAGAGTATTTCATTTAAATAAAATTGATATAAAATCATATTATATCTTTATGTTAAATATAATTATACAAAAAATGGATGAAATATTAGATGAAGAGATTATTATTAAAAAAAAACCAAATAAGCCAAAATCTAATCCAATGGAATTGTATGAGCAAACAATGGATTGGATGAATCAATTCAAAGAATCATATGTGGAAGAATCTAATAAAAAAAATACAAAAAATTTACCATGGGTAGAGAAGTATAGACCTATCTCACTAGATAATATTATTGGGCATGAAAAAATCATCCAATCACTAAAATCATTTGTTAGATCCAAACAATTACCCCACCTATTATTTACCGGACCACCTGGAAATGGTAAAACAAGCACCATCAAAGCATGTGCGAGAGAATTGTATGGTTCGAATTATCGAATTATGGTTTTGGAAATCAATGCATCTGAGGAGAGAGGTATTGAGGTTGTAAGAAATAAAATTAAAGATTTTATAATCACCAGGGGTGTATTTCTTTCAGATGATTCGAGTTTATTTAAAATGGTAATATTAGATGAAGCGGATGCGATGACAAGTGATGCTCAGGCAATGTTACGTTCAGTGATAGAAAAATATACTGAGAATGTGAGATTTTGTTTGATTTGTAATTACATTAAAAAAATTCATCCAGCAATTCAATCACGATGTGTGGTATATAAGTTTAAACCAATAAAAAAAAAATTCATTCAACAAAAAATAAATTCAATTGTATCAGATAGTGGATTAGATATAGAAAAAGATGGGATTGATATGATTGTTAAAATTGCTAAAGGTGATATGAGAAAAATTATGAATATCTTACAATCAACCTCTATGTCATACGATATAATAGATTGTGCATCAATAACTAATTGTGTTGGATACCCACAACCATCTGATATTAACCAGATAATTAAAAAATTATTAAAGTCAGATTATACGGATTGTTATCAGACAATATATTGTATGATTACAACAAAAGGGTATAGTTTATCAGACATATTGATAGAAATAACAGATTACTTAATAAATAAATCAGAAAAAATATCAAATCAAAATATTTTACTAAATATTCTAATAAAACTAAAAGAAATAGAACTAAATCTAACAATATGTTCAAATGATATCATACAATTAGCTGGACTTGTTGGAGCATTCAAACTTCATATTCCGGCTGAATTTGCATAAATCTAAGTGAAATTTTATTTTCATTTTTATTATTAAAATTACTTCTTTCATTATTTTTAATATATTGAGAAATTTTATCCAACAATGTTATTGGTAATTTATTTATAATATTATTTGAACCATTCTTTGTCCAGAGTTTAATTAATACACTTCTATTCTTAATAGAATATGATATACCATTTATTTCATTATTTGATGGAATAAATGTTTCATTCATTACAAGAAAACAACAAATAGTCATTATAATTGAACCAGTATCAACTCTTCCTTGTCTGGAAGGACAATCAATTTTTATACTACAAATCCCTCCCTTCTTATTTTCATTATCTTCCCAAATAGGTTTAATTTGATTTCTCATAATAAACAATTGATTAGATACCTTATCAATCAAATGAAAATTATTAAAAAATCTCCAAAATGAACCAATACTATCAATCATATAAATATTTTTATAACTTTCCTCTGTCCATGTCTGACATTCATGAGAGTGAGACCATACATTCCATTGAGCATTCAAAAAAGATAAATTTCCTATATCTTTTTCAGAATCAAATGTATTTTTGATATACAACACTTTATCTTCTTTGGCTGTTTCAGGAATATTATTTTTTTTCTTTTTTTGAAATGAAGAATTCCATTTATCTTCCTTATCTCTAAATTCATATTTAGAGGGTTGGTTTTCTTTAAATTTAAATTCATATTTTTCTACTTGTTGTTTTGTCTCTGATTCTCTGTATTGTGTTGTTTCTTGTTTTGTATCTGGTGGTACTTTCTCATATGATTGTGTTTTAACGGGTGGTTCTGGTGTATAAGCTTCCACTACCTTATCTGGTTCTTCTTCAAAATAATCTTCATCATTCAATAATTCAAATTTATTAACATAAACTGGCTCTTGTTTGATAGACTTTTTGTTCATATTATTATTAGTTTTTCTATTTGATTTACTCATAAACAGTTATTAAATCAATTTTATTCATACATCTTTATATAAAGTATTTTTATATAAAAACATTTTCTGCTCAAAAATATAAAAAATAAATTAATTTTTCTTAATCACAGTTTTACTCTCTGTATAATATTTATCTAATTTATCATCATAGTCTTTATCTTTTTTAATCCTTTTCTCATCAACAGGTGATAGTCCAACCAACATCTTACCAAGTGTTCCAACCATATAATGAATAAATAGAGGCCAGTCATTTTTTAAATATAATTGCATTTCATCTGATAGATGAACAGCTTTTCCAAAATTGGCAAGATTTTTTAACTCATATATTGCTTGAACAATAATATTTTTTTTATCATTTAGACATATAATTCTAACACCAGACTCAGAATGCTTGAAACTTTTTGTATAAGCATTTTGGTCTCCCTGACATTTAAATGTAATTTCTTTACTAGTGCATGTAATTTCTACATATTCCCCCATATTAATCATTTCTCTGCAAATTTTATGAAAATCAACCGTATCAATAATAACAGATAATTCAAAACTAGTTTCTTCTGGCAATTTTTTAGCATCATCATCTATATCTAAAATTTTTTGAGTATATGTTGAATTATTATTTTTTGAATTATTTTCCAAACTAAATTTAATTTCATGTTCATTATCTTTATCAATCGATAATCTCATAATACTTTCTTTATCAATTGTTCGCAAGAATTTTTGCAATTGTGATAAATCAAGTCCAATCGAATACATCGGATACTTTACATCAAACTTAACAAATTGTTCAGAATTAAGTTTTACATAAACTAATAATGTTTGATTTTGGTCAAGAGCCAATATTCTTATACCTCCTTTTCCAGATGGTTTTTTTACAACTTCTCCATTATCTGAATCACTATCAGAAGTATTTTTTTTCTTTTTTACTTCAACAGATTCTTTATCTTTTATAAAATCTATTTTAATCTCATGTAATATACCGTTCAATACATCAAACAATGTTTTTATATCACAACTATGACCAGTTACAATATCAACTAATAGATTACTCATTTATAACTATAACTTTATACTGCCTTAAATGATGTTTATTATCAAAATAAACACATTTCAATTTTTATAAATCAATAAAATATAATTTATACTATAAATAAAATCTTTACCAATAATATAAAAAATGAAAGAATTTAATCTTATTAATCCAATGATAGCTGGAGGATTTCGTACATCTTTTAAAGCAAATGATGAATTTGATGCTGGTAAACATTTTTGGGAAGAATTAACTGTTGATAATAACTATATTGCTAACAACTTACCGAAATTTATGTTTACTCTTCAAGAAGGTAGTGGTAAAGGTCTTCATCATATGATGGTTAAAGAAACACTTGATAAGTCGGGTAATGTTGAATACACTATTAATAAATTAGATAATATCATACTATCTCAAGCTCAACAAAAAAAATTCCTTACTGAAGTTAATCGTGTAAGAAAAAATTATGTTCAAGAGGGTGGAAAAAAACATAGTAGACGTAAGAGATACAAAGATGATTCTTCATCTGATTCTGACTCTAGTGATTATTTTGATTATTTGAGACTCAATAGAGCCAAACCAATCAAATATTGGTGGTATGCTCCAACAATTTATACTATTGATGGTAGCTATAGTGTGTTTACACCAACATTTACTACTAATACATCACCGTATGTTCAACTATGGGTTCCAGTTCCATAAATTTAGATTTGATAAACAAAATTTACAAATACATTTCTTTTTTCTTTTTAATGAATTCAAAAAGCGCGGCTTGAGTTATTTTTAATCTATTGTAGGAAGTTTCAAGTGCAACATACACTGGCAAAGAATAGATATAATGTTTGAATTGATTAATTGAATACAGCCTATCAATAATTCCAGAACCATTGATTGTCTGTTTTTTGTATTCTTCAAAAACCTCTAACCAAATAACCATACAATGATTTTCAATCATACTTTTCTCATTCTTGGTCATTTTGAGTAGCTGATCGCAGGTTTTTAGATTAATTCCGGGATATGGTTTATATTCTACTGTCTGATTTTTAACTAATAGTTTTTTACCTCCAATAGTATATTCCATACAAAACTGATAGAAAGACAATTTATCTTCAGCTGAGAAAAGTGGACAGCTTTGGGTAGAAATTTCTAGTTCAGGTGAATAATTAATATGTGGAATTTTGATAATCATCTGATTATTAAAAACAGTATCTAAAATTGCTTTTAAAAGTCGATTTGCGTGAATGTGGTTTGATTTGGCATCAAATGAAATGATTTTATCATCATAATGAAATGTGTAAACATCGCAAAAAATATTATCTGTAATCGCAGTATTAATTTCATCCGAATCATCCAAATTATCAGAATCAATAAATAGTTCAGCCAATGATTGACGCTCTGGTGATATCATCAGATTATCAATATCATTTTTTGTATTATACAAATCATAAAAATCACTGCCATTGAGAAATTGAACACATTCTTCAGATTTGTAAAAGTCTGAATCATATGAATCAGCTCCTTGTCTGGTATGTTTCAACCAAGCAACAAGTGGTTTGGGAATGTTTGAGATAGTATTGGAAGCACTAGACATCATATTTTTAGATAATATATACTAATTATATGTATTTATAATTAATATAATAAAAAATTCAATTTTTTACGTAATAATTTCATCAAATTTAATAGATTTTTTGGTTGACTTTGTTTCTTTATTAGTAGATTTTTCTTGTTGTTTTCCCTTATTCTCAAAAGTTCTTTTCAGATAAAATTTTGTGCTAATAGGTCTTTTTGCTTCTATTTTTTTCATCAATGATTCTGTATATTCTTTACATTTTGTATCATCATATATTAATCTATCTTTTTGGAGAGCTTCAAATATTGATTGTTGAACAAGTTGAGCATTAAATCCACCCTTTCGGATAGATTCGGTTCTTAATAATTTACCTTTACCATCTATATTGACTTGCTTTTGCTCAATAGTTTCTAAATATTTTAATATTTGTGCTTCCAATACTACTTTTTTTTCTTTTAATTCACTTATCTCATTTTTATGTTCAGATATTTTTTTTCTTATCAAATCATCAGTCTTAATATATTTAACAATTTTTTCTAAAAAATTATTATCAGTTCCACCTTTTTTTGATTGTGTGTCTTTTGATAAATAATCATCCTCAGTATTTTTAGTTTGAATTTCTGAAGATAAAGTATCATCAGCTTTTTTTGCCATTACTAATATTATAATAGTTTTTTTTATGTAGGTTAGATAAAAAAATTATAAATTAACTATATGGATAGATTCGGATAATTTTGGATTATCTGACACCATATTTGTATATTCTATCAATACTGCAAAGAGTGATGGTGATATCCATTCTACTTTTTTATCAATCATCAAACCATAAAAATCATGTTCTTTATTAATTTTATCTGGAAGTTTTGAACCAAACTCATACAACTCATTCATTTCAGGCATAGTTGCATCATATTCTCTAAATTTACATATTATTTGGTAAAATTCTTCTAGTTGTTTGTTGGTAGATTTTTTATCATCTGTATCAATACCATCAAATAATGTTTGATTTGATTTCTCCGCATTTTGTAGATTATATTTTTTATAGTATACAAGATAGTTATTGAGTAGTTTTACATAGTAGTCTTCATCAGCCATTTTTTATAAATCATATCATTATTAATCATTTATATGATTTATAATTCAATTTTTTATTTAATAAATTTTTAAGTTTATTATTGTATTTATTGTATTTGTATTTGTAACCACCATAAATAATCGTATCTGCGGTTGCGGGTGTAAATGAATTAAGTTTAAATTTTAAACTATTTATTAACTCTTTGGATGTATCAAGTTTCTTTATAGTTTCATCTGTATTATATAAGCTTTCAAATAGTTTTGGTTGTATGCTAAAAGTTTTATATATTCTTATCATATCTTTATTTATTAATAGTGGGATATCATTATGTTCATATACTAAATATTTATAAAAGATATTCTTACTACATCCCATTTTTAATTTATCTTTTATTAGATTCATATTTCTATTATCAAACATATTTTCTTCATCATAAAATATATATTCTGATGTTTTACCATAAGATGAAGCTACAACTTGATGATCAATACAATCATATAATATTCCTACTAATTTATAATCAACCATACATTTTTTTATTTCTCGTAATAATTTATTATCAGTTGCATCTAATTGTGGTTTGAGTTCAATAAATACATATGGTTTATTAAAATTTTGTTTATAAGCTTCCAAATCAGATAAATTATTATATCTATATTGTGTATGGTATTCTGCAGAAAATATATTTTTCAGAAAATATTCAATTACTTGAGAACAATCACCACCACCACCTGCCTCTGTTCCTATAATTTTTATTACATCTTCTCTTAGTTTAACATTTTCTAATAATCCCATAATACTATATTTGAGCAAACCCTCCCATGAGTCTGATGTTATTTCTTTAATAGTCTGTGTCTTTGCATCATAAAATCTTATAATATTATCTTCCTCCTGTGTATATCCATTCAATACATCATCTGTAAATTTACCTTTTGTATCCCGAAACATATACTGATTAAGTCTCGCATCAATAAATTTAGTTCTATTTACCGAAATATCATCTGAAGAACCAACAGCTGCCGCGCCTGATTCACTAGCTGGATACAATTTTTTAATTATATTGTCATCTACAAATTCTATAAAAGTTTGTATGATAAGATATTTGTTAATATCAATATATGATTTTGGTGGGTATTCTAATTTGTCTATCATATCATATATTATATATTGACATCTACTCAATAACACATATGCACTATTTCTAAAACATTGATGGTATTTATTGTTAGCTAAATTTTTTGAATTATGATGATTTGGGTAATTTGCTAAATATAATAATTTTAAATTATCAGGAGATAATATTCTATCTGAAAAATTTAATTGACTATTTTGTCTTATATTTTGTAAGGTATCAAATATATGTTTTTCTTTCTGTAAGGTATCTACTGCTGCTGCTGCTATAGTATCAGTTTGTTTTTCTTCTTTTATAGTATCTATTTGTTTTTCTGCTTCTTCTGGTGTTGGTGGTAAGGTATCTGCAACTGCAGCCATATATATATATTTGATATAATTATTTTAATTATATTAAATAAAAAATTAAAAACTAATTATCTTTTACCACATAGACCCAGAGTATTTGCATCTGGTTCATATGATGAGTTGAGAAAGGGTGATACAACAGATTTTGGAACAACAATATTACCTCTAATATCACGAGATGGATTTTTGAGTGTTCCTTGAACAGTATTTACACCAACTGAACGATAAACATTAATCAGATGTCTATTTTTAACACTTGTTGATGAATAAGCATTATGGAACCAGTCTTTTCCTGCAGTTTCATCAGGTAACAAACTTTTTGCATCAAATTTATCTTTTTCACTTAGTTTTGTTTGTCTTCCTGGAACATATGCAGCTTTATTTCCACCTGTTTCATCAATACCTGAAAAATTACCATCATCACCAAATGGATCTTGCATTCCATAAATATCATCCATACTATTTAGAGTTTGTCCTCTAGAATTTGCAGCATAGCTTGATTCCTTGTATCCTCTTTTTGCAGAATCTCTAGTTTTCATTTTATTTACTAGTTTTTGGTCTCCAACTGCAAGATTGGTGTTATTTGATGTATCATCTGAGTAGACAGAATTATCATCTGATGGTAAAGATTCCGATGCTTCTGACTCAGACATCGCAAGAGCTCCATCATTATGAAATGGTTCAGATTTTTTATTAGATGAATATGTTGTGAGATATACCAACACAGCAACCAATACTATTATTAATACTAATTTTCCATCTCCAAATAGATTCATTTATACTTATAATATAGATAATTATAAAAAATATTTTTAATAATATTTTAATAACTATAGTTATCTATCCGAATAGTTATTTATTATTATATAAATTTTATTTTTTATAAACTATTTTTTTCTTGTAAATTTATATATAAGTTATATAATATGAGTAAACTACAAAAAACTTCTAATCTAAGTATTAGTACCGAATCTAATTATTCGGCAACTTCTGATATTAATCAATCTGGTGGAGGACTATTTTCATTCTTATATAGTGATGATAAAGCATCAACTATCACACAATTATGCTTGGAAGCTTTTGCAGATAAGCAACCATATGTTGCATATTATTTGCTTGACAATGCATTAAAAAACAATGTTTGTATAAATTTTAAATTAAAAGATGATAGTGGTAAAACATTACTACATTATCTTGTATTATACTGTACTTATAGTCCAAATATCAAACAATTACTTATTGATTGTATGCGTTTTAGTGAATGTAGAAAATATATTAATGAACAAGATAATCTATTAAATACTCCAGCTCATTATGCTGTTTATTTGGATGAACAAGATATTATTAAATATTTAGCTGAATGTGGTGCAAATTTAAAGCTAAAAAATTCCAAAGGGTATCATATAAGTCCTGAGATAGTGTATGATAGTGTGCAAGAGAAAGTTCCTACTCAATCAGTATTTACAATTATAGAAAAACCAAATCCCACAGAATATGATGATTTGAATCAAACACTCAAACAACTTTTAGGTCAGTATGTGAGATCATCAGATGAAACACAATCAATAGGTTTTCGAAGAGATGAACTTACTGAAACATATGCAGATACTAATGTGGATGTTGATAGCGAAGTATATTTTAAAAATTTACTTAATAAGTTTAATGGAGATGTTCCATTTCCCAAAACATCTGTACCAAAATCTACCAGCCAACCTGATAGACAACCAGTCAGCCAACCTAATAGACAACCAGTCAGCCAACCTAATAGACAACCAGTCAGCCAACCTAATAGACAACCAGTCAGCCAACCTAATAGACAACCAGTCAGCCAACCTAATAGACAACCAGTCAGCCAACCTAATAGACAACCAGTCAGCCAACCTGATAGACAACCAGTCAGCCAACCTGATAGACAACCAGTCAGTAATTTAATATTTCAAAAGAGTAGTGAAGATACTGATAAATATATTAATAGTTTAATAAAAGATGAACTGGATTATGATATTGATATGACACAAGAGGGTGGTAGAGCAGTCTCAGGTTTTAGAAGATTAGTAACAGATAGTAATGTTTTTATTGGAGGTAGTTCTGAAGATAAATCTCAAAAAAAATCTCATAAAAAAAAATTAACTGATTCTGATTCAGATGATGAAGAAACCGATGACTCTGATTCAGATGATGAAGAAACCGATGACTCTGATTCAGATGATGAAGAAACCGATGACTCTGATTCGGATGATGAAGAAACCGATGACTCTGATTCAAATACCAAAAAGATAGCAAGATTAGCTAGAAATATAAATATTGCTTCAGAAAAACACAATATTGCAATTCAGAAGATAGCTAAATTTCTCAATAAGGATGAAAATGATGTTGAAGTCAGAGCAATTAAAGCTATAATATATGAGTCGGTTAAAACAGATAAGCCTCAAAGTAGTAATTTTGAAAAAGCTGAAGAATTAGAAAAGAGAGCATCTGATGAAAATTTTATTAGCAATATTGATAGAAAGAAAATTAAAAACATGGTTAATATTCTTAATGAAAAACAACAGCAAAAAGAAATATCTGATTCAAGCAATAGTTCAGTTGAATCAAAAAAATTTAAAAAAAATGATAAAAAAACTAAGAAAAATTAAACTGATGATTTAATTTCTATATTTTTAATATTCCAAACAAAACCATAATTATCTTTCATTATCCATAATGTGCTCAATTCTATAGATATATCACAAATAGTTTTTTTTAAATCAGATGCTGACATACGATTCTTATAATCTCCAATCATTGAATATATGTTGGTTGAACCTAATAAATGTGTTCTTAATATATATCCACCTTTGCTTTCTCTTATATTTGGATAATATGGAATATTACCAATATCATTTTTTAATATATTTAATGAATTATTTTCTGATAGAGATGATAATTCTTTTTCAAATGTATTTATAATAGTATGATAATTATAATGTTGATTACTATTTTTAGGATTAATTTCTATATTCAAAATAGATGTTTTTTTATAAATTTCTAAACCAAATGGGACAAATATATTTTTTAATTCTATGATAATTTTTTGTTTTGTTTTATCTAATATATTGTATGTTATTTTGTCTGATTTTCTATCAGATATCGCAAAATATAAGTTTTCCACCAATAATTTTTCCATATAATAACATCTAATATATTTTTTTTAATGTTTTTTTATTCTCATACATTTTATGACAACATATATCGGACCACTCACAGATGCTATGTTAGACACTATGATTAAACAAATAAAAAAAACTAAAACAAAAGAAAAAATAATGAAAAGTATAATTGACCCTCTGTTGTGTGATATTATGACAAGATATTATCCCTATTTGATAACAATAACAATCATTTTATCTATAATTGTTATTTTACTAATCAGCATACTTAGTATAATCATACTTGACAGAAATATTAAGTAGAAAAAATATTTATTTGTATATGAATAATATAATGAATATTTTTACTGATATGTTGTTTATTTCGATATATCTGTTTATAATGATATATTTCAAACTTCCCGACGTATCTACAGATAATTATTTACTACATAAAATAATATTATTTGTTGATGTATTTTGTTTCTTTTATGCAATGCAACTAATTAAAAAAATAAAATATAAATGTAAGATTGACCCATATGAGATATTGCAACAAAGTATAATATATGGATTATATGTAGTGATTGGATACTCAGTATATACAGACCTATTGCGTATGAAATGGTCAGAATCATACTTTGATGCTATTCAAACTAATATGATAAAAAAATATTTGATGGTTATAAGTATCATTATAGTATTTGTTACAATTATACAACTTATTGGACTAATTTTTACAAAATCATATAATTGTGATAAATAATTAGTAAAGTATAGAAAATATTTATTTAATCCATAGTGTTATAATTTTTCTATACTTTATTTATATTATGAATCTTGATTTTACACATAAATTTGTAAAATATTTAATTGAAGCAATAATTATATATTTATTATTTAAATTTGTTCCTAGAACTCCAATGAATGATAGAGATATTGTTATTATTACTGGTATAATAATTGCATCAATAATTACATATGAGAATATATATGGATTACTTTCAATTGGTAAATCATTTGAATGTGCTGATAACTGTTCAAAAGAACATATGGGAAATCTATCATATAGTGAGATGTTATCAGATATAGGATTAGATTCAAAAAAACCAACTGCTTTGTCAGAAAATAAAAAAGCAGTTTATGATTTATTGTTTGGAAATACTTTTTCAACCGATCAACCAGTCGAATTATCAGATAATAGTTCTATCCAATCACTTCCCAATAATTCAGTTGGTAGTGATAATCCAGTAAATCCTATGCAACTTGTCACATCAGTAAGTTCAAATGCTACAAATACACTTCTACCAACTGCTAAAAAATTTCCAGATGTTGTGGTTACATCAGAAAGTATCGGATTACCTGCAACCACTCAAGCAATGATACCTACTCAAACTACCACTACAGATAGACCTACAATCACACAAACTAGTGCAGGTGAATACAATATACCTGTATACAAGAGCGAATATGTAGGTGCTGTATCATCCCGTTCAGAAGATGATGTTTTGGTTGATGAAAATCAGTTAAATGATCCAAATATGTATAGTAATTCTCAAGCATTTAATTCTAAAAAATATACAGATTACAATACTCTACCCTCATTTGAGATTAATAGTGGTAGTTTTGAATATGGATATTCATTTCTCCCCCCAACTGCATGGTATCCAACCCCACCACATCCACCTGTATGTGTGAGTGAAAAGAGAGCACCTGTATGTCCAGTTTATACAGATGGAGCTTATGTTGATTTAAAAGAATGGAATTCATCACGTAGAATCACACCACCTGACCAAATAAATACAAAATACATAGAGGAAAAATTAAATTCTGGAAGATAAATCAATATTCACATCCTAATACTTTTTGATTTAACCATATTATTGATTGTCTAACAATTTCTTCAAAATTTTGATTAGAAGACATATGGGTAATAATATAATTAGCCCTATCTATGTAGTGTTCTCTAATTTCAAATCTATTTCTCTTAATATTATAAAATTTTCCTTTGTATTCAATAACTTCTATGGTTTTATCAGACATTGTTATGATATCTTATTATAATATAGTCTTTTTACTTTTTATATCAATATTTTTATTAGAATTCATACATATTGAACGGATTTTCTTTAGTTTGGGTTCTATTAATTTCTTGAATAAAATATGATATGACATTATCGCAATAGCTGTAATATATAATGTTTTAACCAGTGGTTCACCAAACAGTTCATCTTTACCATCAATTATATGAGTAATAATATGTATTAATAGTATATGAAATAAAAATCTATTAGTTTCTGATATCATCTCTGATATATCACATTTTGTTATAGAAAAATCAATATTATTAATTATATCCATAATATAATAATATATAAATTTTTTTTATTATCTTTATACATAATATGTCTTTTATTATATTTTTAGTTGGATTTCTCATACTGTTTGCATTATTCTATCTAAAAAGTCAGAAAGAACCATTTAATATCCAACCATATTTAGAAACAGATACAAATGTTTCTCAACCATTTGAAACAAATAGTATTAAGTATCCTGATAATAATATATCTAGTAATATTGATTGTGATAAAGTTGAGTGTATGAATAATCCGAGAGGTTATATTTGCCCTGGAGGATTTGATAAATGTTAAAAATATTACTTAATATATAGTTTGTTCAAAATATAGTTATTATTTTGATAATAAATATATATTCGATGGATTACAAATTTATTATTTTGCTAATATTATTACTTGCTTTGCTAATATTTGTAACAAAAGAATTTGATAGTATAAAAAAATATATGGAGGAAAAATTATCACAAGTCTTGTATTCAGTTGATAATAATAGTAAAATTATGAAAAATAAACTACAATCTGACCTCAATATGTGTGTAGGAAAAATAAAAAATATTAATAATGAGTTTTTACAACAAGTTGTTAGAATGAATGAATTAGGTTCCCAACCAATAACAAATATGTCAAACAATTATACAGATACAGAATCAGATATCAAACATAACAAAATTCCATATCTGTCTGATATCAAACATAATAATGATAAAAATGTATCTGGTTCAAATTATTATATAAGTAGCGATGCCGATTCACAGTTTAAAGTTAATTATATGTCTGAAAAAAAAAATAAGTCAAAACATCGCTCAGGTGCAAAAGATAGTTTGAAAGCAAATATGGTTAAAGAAGCTACACATACATCAGTCCAACAATTAGAGACTCTGCAACCAGAAGTTATGGAATTAGAAATTGTTGAAGTTATAAAAATGGGAGTTGAGCAACCAGAAGTCGAACCAGTCGAACCAGTCGAACCAGTCGAACCAGTCGAACCAGTCGAACCAGTCGAACAAGTAGAACCAGTCGAACAAGAAGAAC